GCTACGGACTGGCGGTCCTGCCGCGTCAGTCCGGCAAGGACGTCGCCGCCTCGATGGAGCAGTGCGACGCACGGCTGCGGACCGCCAAGACCACTGGCGTCTACATCAGCCTGAACAACCCGATGATCCGGGACATCCTGTGGGACAAGACCTACATCGACCCGGTCACCCAGCAGTACATCAAGGGCCTGCAGGACAACGTCCCGAAGGAGCTCGTCGACTGGAAGAACACGGTCATGGAGGGCCGCTTCCGCAACGAGAGCCGGCTCAAGCTGCAGGGCTACTTCCAGTCCGGCACCGACACCTCCGGCGTGGGCACCTCGTTCCAGGACTACACCATCACCGAGCTCGCGCTCTTCCACCGCGAGGACCCGATCCCGCGGCTCATCCCCATCCTCGACAACGAGCACGAGCAGAAGCGCCTGATGGTGGTGAGCACCCCGCGAGGCAAGCGGAAGAACCCGCTGTGGCAGCTGATGCAGTCGCTGCAGGACAACCCCCAGGCACAGGTCATCATCCGCACGATCGACGACCTGAACGAGATCATGGGCCGCCACGGGCTGCCGCCGGTCCGCACCGCCGAGCAGCTCGAGCTCACCCGCGAGGCGTACCGCAAGCGCTTCGGCAACGACCGGATGTTCGAGCAGGAGTACTACGTCTCCTTCGAGGAGATGGACGCGGCCGCGGTCTACGGCGAGGCGTACATGGTGATGGAGCGTGACCAGCGCATCCACGACTTCAACCTCAACCCCGGCCACCCGGTCTACGTGCAGTTCGACATCGGCGCCTCCGGCATGCACAGCGACGCCACGGCGTGGTGCGTGTTCCAGTGGATCAACGGGCGCATGTTCATCTACGACTGCGGCGAGGGCCACGGCAAGGCGGTCCCGGAGTACATCGACGTGCTGCGGGAGAAGCACTACTTCAACCAGATCGCCTGGGTGATCCTCCCCTGGGACGCCGAGCACCACGAGAAGGCGGTGAACACCACGCCGGCCGACATGGTCCGGCAGAAGTTCCCCAACACCGCGGTGCTCGCCAAGTCCAACAAGGTCTACAAGCTGCCCGGCGGGCGGCAGGGCGACTTCGACATCATCACCGACATCCAGCAGGCCAGGCTCAACATGTACAACCTGGTCGTCCACAAGACCAACTGCCAGTGGATGCTCGAGTGCTTCGAGAACTACAAGTACGAGTTCAACAACAAGCTGCAGCAGTGGACCGACAAGCCGCTGCACGACAAGTACAGCCACATGATGGACGCCTACCGCTACGCGGTGCAGGCGACCAAGGAGCTGGAGTTCTTCGGCGGTCAGTTCTTCGACGCGCCGCTGGTCGGGCAATCCGCCTCGACCGATTACGTACAGGACTGGTCAGGAGTCTGGTGATGGGCAACCGCCGCAAGAGCAAGGACGAGAAGACCTTCATCCACCTGTGGAACCCCGCCGACGGGAAGCCGCTGTGCGGGCGGAAGGGCAAGACCACGGACGACCCGACGGCCGTGACCTGCATCCGCTGTGGCAAGCGCGCACAGGCCGTCCTGGACCGCCTGGCGGCCCAGCAGGAGGCGCGTGAGGCCGAGCCCCACGCCCGCCAGCGCGCGGCCCTGGCGCCCCTGCAGAAGCCGCGGTGGTGGGAGAAGCAGGCGGAGGGTCGAGATGGCTGAGGTCACCGTCCGCGCGGCGCTGCAGGCTGTGGCCGACCATCCCGAGCTCGAGACCGACGTGCTGCTCGACGTCAAGGTCCACGAGCTGATCGCGCGTACGCTGTTCGACGTGGCCAACCGGCCCGACGAGCGTGTCCGAGGCAGCCTGCCGCGCGCGAACAAGGCGCGGAAGATGCTGATGGACCGCCTGGTCGGGAAGCGCCGGCCGGGCACCGGGCCCGCGGCCAAGACCGAGGACGCGATCGAGTTCGAGGACCTCACGATGGGAGCCCTGGGATGAGCGAGGTACTGATGAAGCTCGGCGTCTGGGTCGTCGTCGGGATCCTGGCGGCCCTGCTGTTCGGGCCGCTCGCCTGGATCGTGGCCGACTCCCTGCAGCACGGGGTGCAGCTGTGAGCGAACAGCTCCCGGTCCCGATCACCTTCGAGGACGAGCTCGCCACCATCCGGCAGCGGCGCTACCGCCAGCGCGTCCCCGAGGCCCACTGCGGCAGCCTGGACACCCGGATCAAATGGCTCTGGCACCAGCGCTTCGGCACCGTGCAGACCGTCTTCGGTCGCAGCCCCGACATCCTGGACCGGACCGCGGCCACCCTCATCATCCAGGCGATCATGGCCAAGGACCTGGACGCGATCAACCAGATCTTCCAGCGCATCGAGGGAGGCTCGCTCGAGGACGTGCTGGTCCTGGAGAACGCTCAGGTCGAGATGCGGCTCTGATCCCGACGCCACTTCTCCTGCCACTTCACAGCCGCCGGCCTGGTGCAGACGTCGCATCGGCAGCCGAACGGCTTGGCCATGTGGTCGTAGGCGACGTCATCCGGCACCGTCTCCGGCATCACTCGACGGGCGTCAGATACCGGCACAGGTCGTGTCCGTGGTTCGAGCTCGGGCAGGTGCTGGTGTCGGTCAGGGACACGATCACCAGCCCAGCGTCGAGCAGCAGGTCGTGGGCCCCGCACGAGCACATTACGGGTTCAGCGTCTACCGTCTCCGGCATCGGGCGTTCATTCATGCTGCTCGCGCCCGTCGAGGCTGTGATGGATGACCAGCCAGCCGTTGCTGCCGTCCTCACGGAACACGGTTTCGATGTCCGGCCCGCAGATGCAGTCGCCATCATCAGTGTCGTGCTCGAGCAGGTCGTCGACAGGGGTGACGTGGACGGTCATGGATTGAGCGTCTTCTCGTAGTACTCGGCCAGCAATGTCAGTGTCATCGGGCGGTGGCGCTTGATCAGGTAGCCGACCCTCACGTCGTAGCACTTCGGCACCTTCCTGCCCATGATGTAGGTCATCCGGCTGTTGCCGAAGTAGAAGCGGAGGAGCTCGTTGATCTTGCGCAGGTCGCGGTTGGCAGAGCCGCCGCTGGCCACCAGCTCGGCCATGCTCAGCCCGGTGACCCACTCCCAGATCATCACCGCCGAGACCCGGTGACGGTGCCGCGGGGAGAGGTTGCGCAGGAACTTCCGCACCTCACGCTCCCACTGCACGAGCTCGGGGTTCTCCCGCACCAGGTACTTGTCCTTGGTGAAGGGCATCTTCCCCCTCAGCTCGTCAGGCAATGCCAGCTGGTCGACGCGGGTGCTGGTCGCTGCGGCGCGTGCTGTGGACGGCACGCGCCGCTCTCCCTCCCCACTCTTGAACCTCTTCTTCAGAGCCTCTTCTGCAGCGGACAGGTGTGAGTGGTCTTGGGCCTCGAGCATGGCCGCAATCCTAGACAGCAAAAAAGAGAGAGAGGCCAACGACACGGTGTCGTTGGCCTCTCACCTGCGGGAACGCTTACGCAGCGGTCTTCGCCCCCTCCCGCAGACAACCCGAGAGGAAGTGGTCGACCTCGTGGCTGTACTTCATGCCACAGTCCGGGCAGCTCTTCACCTTCTCCATATCCACAGGATGCACCCAACTTGTGGATGACGCCACCCTATACAAAGGAGGTGGTCTAGCCCTGGTGCTGCACCCGCTTCCACTCCCCGCCCGCCGGCGTGGGCTGCCAGACGAACCCGATGTCGAACTCCCCGCCGATGAAGATGTTCACGGCCACCTTCTTGGCAGGCCGCTCGAAGTCCACCCGGCAGAACCGGTAGCCGTCGACACCGTTGCCGCGACACGTGGTCTCGGCGTAGTCCCGCTTCACCGGCTCATCGGCGCCGGCTCCTGTCGGTGCGATCAGCAGGCCGGTGAACAGGCCGGTGAACAGCCCGACCAGCCAGGCAATCACCTCGCGTCTCATGACTTCTTCACCTCCCCAGGCTCCAGGATGACGACGACCCAGACGATGTCCTTGCCGTCGACCAGGGCCCAGTGCTGAGCGGACGGGTGGCCCGAGCCCTTGCGACACCAGACACGCTGACCCTCGTGAAGGGTGGTCTCTGGGCAGCGAGCCTTGTTCGCCATCACTGGTACCTCGTCACGTTGGTGACGAGCTTGTCGATCTCGTCGGCGGCCAGCCCGACCTCGTTGGCACGGTCGGCCAGCTTGGTCTCCCAGTCCGGGACCTGGGCGGTCTTCATCTGCTGCCCGATGGCGAACAGCGTGTTGTTGCGCTTTCCGGCCGGGATGGGCTTGGCCAGGTCACTGAGCAGTGCGTCGTGCATGAGCAGGATCTCCGTTTCGTCGTCTGAGTCGAGGACCGTGGCGATCGTCGCGGCCCGGTGTGCACGCTCCTGCTGCTTGGCCAGCAGGAGGTGCTTGAGGTAGTCCGGCAGCGGAGCCACCGACCTACGGTTCCAGCGCTGGGTGTCGTGGTGGTACACGCACCCGGTGCTGCGGATGTCCACTCCCTGCTCGATCCCGATGCGATCGCGGATCGAGCCGAAGCCGTGAGCCTCGTCCCACTCCTCGTCCACCTCGTAGAACAGGTGGTACCCGTTGCCGGACTTCGAGGTCTCGGCCAGCGTGAGCGGCAGGGCGCCGAGCTTCTTGACGTGCTCGAGCCCGCCGTTCTTCCCGTCGATGTCGACGGCTACCAGGCGCAGGGAGCGCATGATGATGGCGAACGCCCACTTTCCCTTCCGGTAGCCGTACAGCACGGAGCGGGCGTTGAAGCCGTCGGCCTGGTACTTGGCCATGAACGCCTCGTCGCCCCACCCTGCGTCGGTGCGGCCGTCCGGCCACGCACGCACGAGCGCCAGGCCCTGCGGCCCAGTGACGTCGACACCGGCGATGCTGTCGCTGATCGCCGCATCGTCGTCGTACGTGTCAGTCTCCCACCAGGGCTTCGGAATCTTCATCCGCCTGGTCCTCCTTCATTGAGTCGATGAACGCCTGCGTCTCCGACTTGAAGCCGGTGACGACGCGGACCTTGGCGATCTTGCCGTTGGTCCGCACAGACTTGCGGTCGGTGGTGATGAGCGGCTGCAGCTGCGCAACCACGTCGGGTGCAGCCCAGTTCCCCAGGTCGTTCTCCTTGACCCGCCAGGACTGGAACCGCTGGACCACGGAGTCGAGGGTCTCGCCCGTGATCTCGCCGGCGCCCAGCATGCTGGACTCCTCGAGGTGCTTGATGAACTGCAGCGCCACCGAGTTGGTGTACATGTGCTCGAGCTGCAGCTCCATCGCCTTGGTGGTCGGTGCCAGCTTGGTGGCCAGCTCCGACTCCTTGACGTAGTGGTCGATGAGCAGCGACAGGAACGCACCGAGGTACGTCCTGCTGAGCATCAGCTTCTCGAACGACTTGTCGATCGGGTAGATGTTCGGGAAGTGGTAGCGCACCAGGCGCTTCTGCAGGGCCGAGCTCTTGTCCTTGGACTTCGGCTCGGTCTGCAGCCCCTCGACGAACAGGGCGTTGGTCTGCACCATCGTCTGCGTCGAGTCGTACAGCTTGCGCACGCCGTACGGTTCGCCGGCGATCAGCGTCTTCTCCGCGCCGGAGTCCTTGAGGTACTCCGCGGGACCGTCGAAGACGATGTTGGCCAGCTTCCCGTTCAGCTCGGTCACCACCGGAGACTTCTCCGAGATGTCCAAGCGCGTGACGTTGGAGACGTTGTGCGCACCGAGCACGGCCGCCAGCATGCGGAGCAGCAGCGACTTGCCGTTGCGCCCCTCACCCAGCAGCAGCACGTACTTCACCGACTGCCAGCCCGGCGCGAGCGCCGTGGCCAGGTGCCGGAGCAGGGAGTGCGCGTCCTCCTCGGAGGCCACCCACTCGGCGATCGTGGCGAACACCTCGTCCTTGGCGGCCTGGTCCTCGTGGAGCACCGGCAGCAGGGCGTTGGGCACGAACTTCCCTGTCACGCCGACGAGCTCGCCGTCTTCGTTCAGCTGCTGCAGCCCGTCACCGGTGCGCACCAGCAGCGACGTTGCCATGTCGTCGGCCTGCTCACTGTTCTGCGCCACCATGAACTCGAAGCCCGCGAGCTCGCCGTCGCTGGCGAACAGGGTCTCGAACTGGTAGGCGGCGATCCGGCGCAGCTCCTCCCTCGGGAGAGGGCGCCACACCGTACGGTCTGGGTCCGGCAGGATGCCGAACTGCGGGTCCTCGTAGTCCTCGGGCAGGTACAGGGTGGACCTGTACCGGACCAGGGCGTAGCTCGAGGCCAGCTTGTGCGCCTCCTCCGCCCGGTCCCGGGGCTGCTTGAGCTTCAGCACGTGAAGCCTCCTTGTCTGGTCTGTGGTGCAGGCAGGGCCCCGCTAACGACAGGGCCCTGCCTACGTCGGTTGAGTCACTGCTGGTACTTCTTCAGCACGGCCAGCTTCTTGTCGATCAACTCGACCTGGTGGATCGTTCGAGCATCCACCAGCTGCTGGGCCAATGCCTGCATCTGTGCGTCGTTCTCTGCCACGTGTCTCCTCTCTCAGGGTCCGGCGCCTTGCCGGCCACCCCTCACCCGATCGAGGTCACGTCAGAACGATGCGATGCACCTGCTTCATCGACGCGTCCACGTCAGCCCCGCGGGGCATGATGCGGCCGATCAACTGACGCCGGAGTGCGTCGTCGTCGGTGTCGTCGAGGATGATGAGCGTGTCGCACACCTTGTCCAGCCCGTCGGTCCCTGTCGCCAGGGATGCCGTGCCGACCAGGATGTTGAAGCGCCCGTCGCGGAAGGCCTGGATCATCTTGGCCTTGGTCTTGGTCGACAGCGTGCCATCGACCAGGCCGTGATCCACCAGATGATCGAACAACGACAGCGACAACGCCGCCGCCACCGTCTGATGGTTGGCGAAGATGAGCGCCGTCTCCTCTGAGTGGTCCAGGAGCTCGAGCACCTTCTCCATCGCGTCTTTGTTGAGGAACCCGTCCTCGTTGATGAGCCTGTGCTGCACCTTGGTGTGGCGCATCTCCATCGCGCTGGCCACCATGCGGTGGTCCCGACGGTTGTAGCCGTGGGAGTCCAGCTCGTCGGGCAGTGGGATCTCCACCTCGTGGTCGACGATCGTGTAGTCCACGTTGTCCTCGACGTAGTAGACGCCGGGCAACGATCGCAGAAAATTTTCCGCCGAGTCGAAGTGCAGGAACGGGTCGTCCTCGTCGACGAGCGGCTCCACTCCGAACGGGTTCATCTTCGTGTTGCAGTTCTGCACCAGGAACTGGATGTAGCCCCCGGCCGTGCCGCGTGGATCGAGCACATGTTTGATGCAGTACACCCGCTCCGCGTCGTTGTAGTTCGGTGTCGCCGAGCACAGGATCAGCGGAGCCTGCAGGTGCCGGGCCAGGGTGTCGAACTTCTGGAACCCCTTCTTCCCGTGGCCACCGAACATGTGGAACTCGTCGGCGATCACGGCCGTGTGCCGGCTCAGCTTGAATCCCGACTGCCGGAACTTCGCGTGGCTGATGCACTCCACCTCGAGGTGCAGCACCGCGGCCTGGTTCAGCCACGTGTCGTGGGTGGACGGCGGTGCGATCACCACGATCTTCTCCACGCCCTTGAGCTTCATCATCACCAGGCTGGTGATGCTCTTGCCGGCGCCCGTGCGGTAGTACAGGCAGGCACGGGTGATGCCGTCGAGGATCCATGAGTCGAACGTCTCGACCTGGTAGTCGAGCCACGTCTCGTGCCCCGCCATCAGGGCCAGGTCGTTGTAGTTCACGGCTGACCACCGGCCGCTTGTGCCCAGGCGTCGAGCACGTCCTGGTCGTTGACGTCCTCGACGTCCGCCTCAATGAGAGCGGACACCGCGGTGAACGTGTCAGGGATGTCGATGATCGCCGTCGGCTGCATCGGCAGGAAAGCTGCCTCCGGGATCCGGATGGTCAGCTCGACCACGATGCACCCTGACTTCGGCTTGTCCGGCCGCTTCTGCGTGATGGCTACGACGCGCGCGCCGTCGACTGTGGGCATGCTCTTCTTCTGGTTGCTGTCGTAGCGGGTGGTGAACCGTGTGGCCTCCACCTGTGCGAAGACCTTGGCGTCGACCACCCGGTAATGGTTGGTCGGGTGCTCGTAGCTCATTCCTTCGCCTCCCAGTACTCCGCCGGCGTCCGGGCGTGGACCATGTCGTCACCCACCAGGCGGCGGAAGATGTCCATGTACCCGTCGACGTCGTCGCTGTTGTCGCTGTAGTCCGGGGTCACGGACGTGCGCACCAGCTTCATGGCCGCCATCATCAGCGGTACCTGGTACGGCTTGACCTCGGTCCCGAGGATCCCGGTCCAGGTCTGTGCGATCCGGATGAACCC